ATTTAATTTTCAATAAATATTATAAACAATTACGAGTTCTATGCGAAATCTAACATTTTAGATTTGTAATGGATTTCTTTATAACACAAATCTAACTAAAATACATTATAAATACATTATATAGAGGAATAATTTATAAATTATTACTATTTAATATCTAAATTAGATAGATTTATAATAGATTTCTTATTGTAATAAATCTATTTAGATTTCTCGCATTAGAGCAACCCATTTTTATATATAGTTTTATTAATCTCTCTAAAATAATAAAAAAAATAGATTTATTTATTTATTTTAGAGAGAATGCTTTAATTAATTAATTAATTACTGACCTTGGGGATGTTGGTGATGAATATATGTCGTCTGTGTCTTCTGTAGTATATGCGTCTTCTGTTTCGTCATCATCATTAATACCATATATTAAATCATTTAACTTCTTACCAAAACACGAAGTCCAAGTAAGATTATATGCTATGTCCCATTCTTTATCTGAATTTAAGTCAAAATTAAAAGTTGCCCTCATAACATCAACTCCTTCTTCGTTTTGTTCCCCAATGTCTTCTAAATCTACATGAACCCTAAAATATAGATTATTCTTAATAGTATGTCTTAAATACTTATATTCAACATTATCAATCAACTCAAGATAATCAGCATCTTCAATACTCATCCAAACATCGTGTTCCGGCATACTTGGTACTTGTATAAATATTTATAAATAATTGATTTCAATTTTTTTTTATAATTAAATATATGTTTTAAAATGCTTATATATGTTTTAAAACGCTTTTATGATTATAAAAAAAAATTGAAATGATTTATTTAAATCTTTTTAGGACACTATAAAAAAATTGAAAGCAATTTATAAAAACCTTAAAAGGACATCCAGACTATAATAATGCCATCAAACTGGAAGACCGCTGTTAGTCCAAAAGAGGTGCTGGACTTGTCTAAAGATGTTACTATGATTATTCAAGGAAAAAATGGGGTGACCGGATTTTATGTTATAACTCTGGGAGACCTTGATAAAGCAACAGCAAAGTCAGAAGGACAAATAAAGTTCTTTGAAATGGTTTTAGACAAAATTGACTCTGGTCTGACAGCAGTAATTCTGGAGAATAAAAGTGATTTAATGAAGGAAATCGCAGTAAAGCAGAAACGTGACGGAAATGTAAAGCGTATATTTGAACTTGAAATACAGAGGGAAAAAGAATATATTGAATTATTTAAAATTAAAAAGTTGATTTATACAAGTTTAATTAAAGAGAAAGACTTATCTAAACTCGGAGATTTATTGCTCACTAAATTGCGTACATCATTCTCTAATAGTTTAGAATTAACAGAAGAATTAGTATCACTGGGACGCACTAAAGAAACAGAATATTTGAAAGATGCTAAGGACGCACGAGATGTGTATGAAACACTGGAAGACCAAATAAAATTGTATAATCACAGAAAAGACATGATTATTTCAAACAAGATAGTGATAAGACGCTAAGATAGTTTTGTTGGGTGGGTTTATCCATGGTTCAATATCAATTAAACTTCAATAAGAGCATTATCAAGCAAAAACTTTTTTTTTCTTAAATATTTGTTATGTATTATGTATATATTGATATTTAGAATTGAAATTGAAGTTAAAAAAATTAAGTTAAGGTAAGAAACACTTAACAGCAAACAAAAGATGTATGTAAGGTTTTTTAATTTTATAAATTGTTGGAAGCAAACTTCAATTGTCCTTTTAAGGAATAACCCCAATCACCCAAATCAACTACTCCTGCTCCTCATACACACTACTTAATCCGTTATAGAACTCTTCTCCGTAGTAAGCAATCCAGCATCTATCAATAAACGCATCGCTGTTATAGTAGTACTTGCCCTTCTGTTTAACAGCATCGTCTAAATATCTAGTTTTGCTAATAATCTCTCTAAGATTTAATAACTTTGTATTAAATCCTTCATAACTTAGAATAAATGATTTAAACTTATTCATATTTAACATAAATTCTTTAATGTCTACTCCCTTCTTAAGATTAACTACCTCTTTAACATCTTCAACAAATCCGCATAGACGTGTTTGGTTCTGGTGTCTCCATAAATGACGAACAAGTCTGTTACACTTACCGCACATTTCATACCCACTTCTAATTTTTTCTTCGTCGCTTAGCACATTTCGTGCTTTACGTGCTTGTTTAGACATTTTTGTATGATGTACTACAATAGGGTTTGAAACAATACGTTCTCGTTCGACTTGAATATATTGAATAATTACTTCTTTTTGATTAACATTAGAATGTGCTAATTTTAACTCATTACAAATTTGAAGATAAATTCCTTCTGGTAGATGCTCTGTGATAGTATCGAGCAGATTCATAATATTTTGAAGCGACTTAACAAGGTCTACAGAGTTAGCGTTATTAACTGCCATTTGTAATTTTATACCTCCTAGAAAGTTAAAAAAAAAGATTTCAATTTTTTTTATAATTGAATAAGCGTTTTAAAACACTTATATATAAAATATATATTTTTAGATTATAAAAAAAAATTGAAAGGATTTATTTATAAACCTTCTAGGGACACCGAAAAAATGCCTACGTATACTGAAATGATGTATAATGCTAAACACCGCCTTAATGATGTTAGTGTTGTCTGGGATAAATACTGCCATGACGACGAAGGCGAAATTGACATCATAGGAGATGAATATTTCTCAACATATAAGGAAGCAAAAAAATGGGTTAATAGATATATTAAGATAAACGGCGATGCTGAATATTTATGGAAGATAGTAGATAATACTACACATAGAACTATTAAAAACAACAAAGACGAGTTTGACGGAGAAAACGAAGGATTAATTGAATGGTATGACGACGACGAAGAATTAATTGAAGAATACGAACAAGAACTAAAAGAAGCAAGAAATAAAGAAGTTATTAGAAACATCGCTGTTAATAAAATAAAACGCAATCGTATTTACAATATGGGTTTAGGTTTAAAGTTGGCAGTCAAGAAGTTTAAGGAAGAGTTCTAAGTAGTTTTTATAAAAAACTACGACAAAAATGGACAAAAAAGGGATAACAAAAGCATGGCATACATGTTTTTTTTTGGAAGTAGAATAAACTTTTAATATTTATAAATATATATAATGGAATATTATGAAAATCTACTGGGAGGTTCACTTCAAGCACCATACGCAAGACTGGGTGGCAAATCTCGTCTTAAAAAAATAGTATTAGGACACTTCCCAAAAGATTATGAGAAGATGACTTATGTAGAACCCTTCTTTGGAGGAGGAAGTGTTTTTTATTATAAAGAACCAAGTGTTAAGGAAGTAATAAACGATTTAGATAAAAATATGTTTACTCTTATGAAGGGATTTAAGAAATACGACGGCGACCAGATTAGTAAGGACATAAATGGTAATCATTCAAGAGCATTCTTTATTAAACTACGAGACTTCGTACCTAAAAATGACTATGCTAAATTTATACGTGTTCTATTATTAACTAGATTAAGTTTTTTTGGTAAGATGACGAGTTATAGTTATTTACACGACGGCAACATTAGTTCTAATTTTGGAGACAAATTTACAACACGATTAAAAGACACTATTATATTAAATAAAGATTACAAAGATGTAATAAAAAAATATGATAGTGTTAATACCTTTTTTTATCTAGACCCTCCTTATAGTATGTCTGAGGATGCTAAATACTATGACGGACAATCTATTAAAATTACAGAGTTATATGATATAGTTAAAAATATAAAAGGCAAGTTCCTAATTAGTTATGACGATGATAAAGCAACAAAAGAGTTATTTAAGGACTTTAAAATTATGAGAGTTAAAACATCATATACACAGACACAACATGTAGACCGCAGAGATGTATATGAGATTTTAATAAGCAACTATTAGCAACCCATCAATCTATCCACATAGATACAAGTTGGTCTGGAGTCAATCCTACTTCCTTATGTGCTTTAATAATCATTCGTGTAAAGTCGTTTAATGGCATGAACATATCTTTTGCTGTTATAATTCTTAATGCGACCCATCGACCACAAGTGTTAGTGTCTCGTCCGTCGTCTTGAAAAGGTATCTTGTTAATTATATACTTATAAGGACTTAATCCTACTAATTTAGTTAATAGATTTTTGCTCTGCCCCATATCAAAATTAACAATACGAGACAACATATTCTTCTGTCTATCTATATCTATACCATAAGAGTTGAAATTTTCAATCGTGTCTCCGTATTTTAATATAACGACCCAGTGTCCTACATTATGTGCTGTTTCAACTAATATAATTCTAAAATCAAAAGGTTTCGGCATTAACTCATCGATGGTCTTATAGTCAGCGAGGTCATTATATTTAATAACCTCACTCTCCTTGCCAGACCCAAAATAGCGTTCCAAATCTGCGTCACTTAAAGGTTGCTTTATTCTCTCGGCAATAACATTTAAATCCAGATTTTTAGGGACTTTAAAGTTCATATTTTATATATATATTACAGAAGATTTTATATTTTATTTATTTTTAAAATATAAAATTGATAGAATTATTATTTATTTAGAGAGATTGACGCTTGACCTAAAAGGTATAACTTATACTATAATATGATTATTGAAGTGTTCTACTAAAATTGGATTAACTCCTGTGTAAGTGACCATATGTTTTTTATTCTGTTTTAATTGTTTAAAAACCTTATTATAAATCTCTCGATTTTCGTTATACATAGCATATAACTCATCATTAAGTCTAACACCATAAATGGTTTCAATCCTATTAATAGTTATTCTTTTTCTCCGTGTCTCATTAATCTTTTCTTTATTCTTCTGGTAATAGTCCTTATAGTATGTTTTAGCATATTCGTCCCTATCAAACCTGTTAATGTTTGTCATAATACTATAATATAATATATAATCTTTATATAAAGATATTATATTATATAATACACAATGAGTATATTTGAACCAATTATAGGATACGAAAAGCATTATAGTATAAACAGACTAGGAGAGGTTATTAACAATAAGACCAAGCATCTATTAAAACCTCGTAGTGATAGACGTGGTTATTTAAGAGTTAATCTATATAAGACTAAAGTTATTAGAACCATTTTTATACATCGTCTATTAGCACTACAATTTCTACCTAATCCCAATAACTATAATATAATAGACCATATAGACCAGAACAAACAAAATAATAGTTTAGAAAATTTAAGATGGACTACCGCATCTGTAAACAATAGAAATTGTAATAGAAAAAATACAAGTGGGTTTCCTAATATACGAATAAATGAATGTGGCAATTTTCGTGTCGTGCTTTATTTAGATAACAAAAGATTATTCGATAAAACATTTAAGACACTAGATGAGGCACTAAGTGAGAGGGACTGGGCGTTCGACAACTATGGTTTAGAGAATAATTGTTATAAGTGCTGAAAGGTCAGCACACCACCTTAAACGAAGTTCCGCGTATGGGGCGGTTCCCCATATCACCGCGTTAGGTGCGAGAAGCGACTGCCACCTGACTGGACACCCATTCCGTATCCAGAACCCATAGCACTACGAGATTTTCCAACACTATTTTTAAACTCTTTTAATAAAGGCATGTCCGAAGACATAGCATTATTTGGCATCATCGCACCTCCAACCATACGTTCAAACTGCGAAGACATGATTGGATTTTCTGACGCTTCCTTTTTAGTATCGAGTACCATCGATTTAGTTAAGATACCAGTATAAATGTTAGACGAACCGGCAATTGTTGTAAATACACCTGAGTTAGCACAGATTACTACGATTTCTGGTTTAATATTAGACGCTGTGACATGGTAATTAGCAACTTCGACGCTAAATTGGAAATTGTATGCCCCAAGACTGCCACTGGAAAGGTAGTCAGGAATACTGAGGTCATACGCTGGGTTTAAGACTAAAACTGAACCAGTAGTGGGGATGTCTTGGAATCCAAATACTCCAGTTGATGTTGGTGCTGATGCTCCTACCGCGAGTGCCGTGCCAGTAGGAGTTAAAGCACGATAGACACGACTTACACCTCTGAAAGCATCCCAAGTTTGTTTAGAATGATTATTACGACTAATACGATAGAGGTCTGCTTGAGATGCTGACGATAAAAGACCACTTGTGTTATTTAAATTAACACTAATTCTAGTAATTGGTAAGAAGTGGGGTGCGAATTCTTGAGGATGTCCTGACCTATTTTGGTATACATTATCTCCGACTTTAGTACGAATAGCAATGATGAAGTAATCTGGAAGTTGATTTAACTGGATACCCTGCGAGATTAAAGTAGCAGTGGTTGGAACTAAACCAAAAGGAGCAGATGTAGCATTATAAGTAGCAGTTTGGACTTGTGTGGATGAAGGGGTAATAAATCTCGGTAAGTCCACAAACGGCACTACGTTTCTCGCAGGAATTAAATCGGTTGGTTGAGAGGATAAGAAATTTACTAATAACTCGGCATTCTGGAATAACTCAGATGTCGCAGTAGTAATACCAGTAGTATCAAGATGTCCAGCATGAATGGTTTTAAAGTTTGTTTGTGGCGACGCAGTGCTTTCCGCAATAGCAGAACACATAAGGCGACTTAATGTGCTGTCAACGTTGAAAACAAAGTTCATATTGTTAATTCCTACTAAACCTGCTTTATTGAACTGATTGTTGCCGTATGTGAATGGACTTAAACCAATAATGGGTTCAACTAATTCGGCAGTTAGAGCAATATGGAACTCATCGGCATCAGCAACTGCTACTGCTCTGTTAGTTGTTGCTGTTGATGTTGTGCGTCTAATTGAAATAACTTTAATTGGGAACGCACCACGAGGACGAGTGCCATCTAGCGACTGCTGATTATATCCAGCAAGAGGAGAATTATCTGCTGGTTTATAATACGCAGACGAAGTAGCGATTGCTGGGTGCTGGGCAATAAGAGCAGTAGATGTAGACGCCATATGAACACCACCAAGACCAACAGCAGATACGAATGTATCAGAAAACTTAGCATAGAATGTATCTAACAACGCAGGACACATATCATTATAGGTAGTTAGTTCTCGCTGGTCGGCAAGTTGTAAGATAATAGGTAGAATGTCAGCAACATTACATGAAACATTTGTATTGTTAATTTGTGCCGAACTTGTAGTAAATAACTGATTAAGAGGGAACGGCGATAGAGCATCCATACCACACAAGTTAAGAGGTTGGACATCTGCTTTTTCTACTTTAATTTTTAATGTGTAATCGATAGTAGCACGAAGTAAGATTTCACGATTAACAATAATATTCTCCGATGGTACTTGAACGTTGAACGATAGTTGAGTGTTCGATTTGGATACTGCTGGGAACGACTGGTAAGTGTTGGATGAAGCACCAGATTGGACAGCATATGTTAATTGGTCGGAAATTCCAGAAATTCTAGCATCTTTCACAAGCACATTCGTAAAGTCTGAGACAGCGGACATAGTTTATATATTTATATAACATTATAAATATATAAGAATTCCAAGAAGCGACCTTTTCCTAAAAGGAACTCAACGCCGACTTCTCGGCATCCTACCGCCCATAATATCTACCACATCTGGTGCTACTTCTTTAAGTCTGTCTGGGTTTCTGTCTTTCTTTTCAAAAAGTAATTTAAGACTAGCACTACCTCCACTTTGTAAGCGGAAAGGTAGAAGTTGTCCAGTCTTGCTACGCCAGAACACATTAATATCAATATTGCGTATACCCATATTACCAGTTAAGGCAAGTCGGCGATACTCGGCGGTTGGATTATAAATCAAGTTAGGTCTATATCCTTGTTGATTAGTCATTAAGTCAGTAATAACAAGTGCGAAACGATTACCAATTGTAGCACTATTAGGGACATTTCCAGTTGTATTAGACGACGAAAATTGACTTGGTATAATAGGTAGTTGATTTGATGTAAATACGATGCTACCAACAGGACACCAAGCATCAATAGTAGATATTTCTTGTTTTAGTAATATAAAATAGTCTTGTAAAGGGTATGACGAAATACTACCTACTGGATATGGTATAGAAAATACTCTGGTAGCGGTATCATAATATGGGTATAAAAATGGGTAGTCTGGAATTAGAGGTAATGCCCTTAAAGGTATAGTTGAATTATCTTGAAGCAAAGGGACTTGGTTGGGAACATTTAATATAAAGAACTTTTCTCCATCTATAATTGTTTCTGTTGCTGGAAAACTACTAAATAAAGAATATAGACTTGCGTTAAATGCTAGTTTTAATCGAAATGGTTGAGTCGCACCACTAGTAGATACTTGTGTAGTACCAGATGTACTGAATGTTCTTGATGGAGCATAATAGTTTCCTAATACAGAGAATAATGTATTTAAATATAAGTTTGCGTCTAATGTAGAGTTCCATACCATATACGGAGGCGTTGAGAAACATCGTGCTACTATATTAATAAATTCTGCTTTAATAAATGTAGCATTATTTACTCCTAATATATTGACCCATTCAACCCATAATCTATTGAAATTAGCAACATACGCCTCCCTAATAGCGTCATTAACTTTATCTATAAAATTGTTATAACTATGGCAGTGATAGTAAGCAAAAGTCGCTGTATTAACTCCGTTTAACTGCGATTTGGTTGGTTGTAATAGGGTAGTATTATCTGGTGTCCAATATACGTTCGCAACACTTGCTGAATTAATTAATGTCGATGGTAAGTTCTCATTGGTTGCTATATCAAGTCTAAATACTCGTGTTCCAGCGTTGATTTGTACACCGGCAAGATATTCTGTTCCATCTGCGTTTGACGCTACTGAATAACCATAATAGGTAGATGTTGCTACGCCTGTTGAAACTGCTTTATAGTTCCAAGTTGAATTGCTATATTGAAATGATTGAACCGCTCCTGTGTTTGTATTCAAGTTTGGTATACCTATATGAATTGTGTTTCCGTCATAACTCAACGCAACAGAATAACCAAATCCGATAGAACCTGTAAATGTTGATGGTGCTATTAAACCACCAGTTTGGTCTGTTATAGCACCAGAAGCATATTGTAATATTCTGACTTTACCAGTAGTATTTTCCAAAGAAGCACCTACCGCAATAAGAGTTCCAGCATTATTTATACTTATTGATTGCCCAAATTGGTCTAATGAACTAGCATAACTATATGTCGAATAAGAACTAACATAATGAGGCGAAGCAGTCGAATGTATAACATTAATAGACCCAGCAGTAGCAGAAATCGTTTTTGTAGCAACCGCAATATTACCAACTCCATTTATAGCAACACTTAAACCCATAAAAATATCAGTTCCAGCAGTCCCAGACACCGAAAGTCTTGTTGTTGATACACCTGTTTCTGGATTAAAAGCAAGAATATCATAACCTCCGTGAAAGTAAATACCTGTAGATTTAGCAGGATACCCCACTATATAGAGTGTTCCATTTGTATTTAATGCTCCGACAGATAAGGAATAACTCACGGACTTGTTGTGTCGGTGTCTAGCACCTGTAAGTCTATTAAAAATCCAATAGTAAGGACAATCAGAACTACTGCCTATAAAAATAATATTACCATCTCCGCTTATAGCGACATTCTGACCCATCTTCCAACCAGATACAACATCTCCGGAGCGATTAATGTTTGGGTAGATAACACCATTTTCAACATTATCAGATGAGTTACGAAATCCAATATCGGTTATTCTTGCCATATTATAAGTCCCACTCTCGTTTCTTACTCCTATATAAACTTGTCCTCTTAATGAAGCAGTTATATAATACCCAGATAATGTGTATAATTCATAAGGAAGCGACGAAGCATCTGGTTCGCCAATCACTATTACTTCTCCATTATCAGACGAAGCGACCGAATAACCGAACCTTCCAGTAGGCATACCATCACCACCAAGTCCATCTGATGATAAAGTATCTACTAAGGTCGTTGATACAGCACCAGCACTATCAATTTGTAAACTAGCACCTTCTGTAATTACTGCTACTCTATGGATTGTCTTACCAGCATCAAACGCCTCAGCACCAGTTATATCTGGTTCTACAACCAATACCGGAAGATTAGCAGTATCTACAGAAAATCGTGTAACACTCATATTATACTCACCGGCATTATCAATAACAGCAATATCACGACTTTCTAAGAATTGTAGTTGTGGTGCTAATCCAGTCTCATTATTATATGTATTAGTGCTTTGTAAATCAAAATAAACAAAGTCTGGATTAATTGCCTTTGCGAACTCATTTGTCTGGGACATAGTTAATATAATATAGTAATATATTTTATATTAATTGTAATTCCAAGCAACCTTTTAAAAAGGTCGCACCAAAGAACTTCGTTTAGGTTGTGATACATTCCTTTTGCTCTGCTGTATATTGCCCTTTTAGGAGGTATGAATAGCATATCCGTAATAGCATATTATAGTACTCTTTATTATCATTAGTGTTCTCGTTGTTTAGTTTCTTTAATTGAGTAATATGAATGATACTCCTTTTGCGTATTTTATATAGAAGGTTTAGTAGATGTGTCCTCTGCTCCTCGCTAATGTTAGTATAACCATTAAATTTAAAAAATTTGAATACTTCAATTAACCCTTTTAGGAGTAATGCTTTTGTAGTTAGTGCCATAGTATAGTTTAACTCAATATCAAAGCAAAACATACTTTTAAGGTGTAAGTTGTGTTCATATTCGTCTTGTAAATTAGAGTAAATTTTTTTAATTTTAAACTCATCCGATTTATGGTAGAGTGACATTATATTATAGTATAATATGTTTTTTAGTATTTAAGTAGTTATATTATAATATATTTGACAGCGAATCATAGTAGGTGAGGATGGTGTTTCTTATAGTAGTAGTCTCTGTTTCGTTCTTTAATTTTATCAGCATTTAGCATTCTGTATACTCGACGTTTCTCTTTAATTAATTCCTTATTTTCTTCGTAGTAGGTACTAGTTGTTTTTTTTCGTTTAACCTTTTTAGGTGTTAGTAATTCTTGTAATACGAGTTTGAATTGATATTTCCAGTATTGTTGCTTTAAAAATTCTTGATGTGGAGAGGTTCTTTGTAAGTATTCTTTTAATTGAGGAGTTATTAAAGACATTATACTATAATATATATTTATGTTTTTAAATAGTTATAACATAAATATAAGGTTCAATATGACGATAAATGCTGTGGTAGTTGGGTGGGTGTGTGGGTTTTTTTTGTTTTATGGTCATATTGAAGTATTGAAAATGAAGTTGTAAATTTTATATACAAAAAACCTTACAAGCAACTTGTGTTTGTTGTTAAGTGTTTCTTACCTTAACTTAACTTTTTAAACTTCAATTTCAATTCTAACTTTCAATATATACATAATAGATAAGACTTTTTTATAAGTTTTTTGTAAATAAGAGCATAATGGTCTTATTGAAGTTTAATTGAAATTGATACCTTAAAAATGAAGATAAACCCACACACCCAGAACAACTATCCCAACCCATTTCCAAATATGGTAATAAGTTTCGTCAAAACCCTAAATAGTATAAAAAACAACTTAAAGGACTATACCTTTTAGTATATTAATTCTTAATCTTTAACTCTTTTAATAACTCCTTAATGTTGATATACCATCTAGACAATCCATCACCACACTTCCTAATATGTTTAAAGTCATAAAAGGTAATCTTCATAGAAAAGGCAGGTTTAGTCATCTCAAACTTAATATGTCTATCTTTAAGGAACTCTAAAAATAATGTATATAAGTCATTAGCACCAATATTGCTCTCAGCATATTCATGAGATAAACAATAATATTCTAAATATTGTAAGACGATGTTGCGTTGCTCTTCCTTAATTATATTATCATAAATAGAATTATTTGGAATATCAAATTCGCCGATTGTAGGTGCTACTCCTTTTAAGGTAATCAAATAGTCATATATTTTTTTAGCAGTCTTTAAACTTTTAGCATATTTGAAACCTTCAATAAAATATTCTCTATCTCCAATCTTACTATCAGAGCATCTTATAAATAGGTCACGACGCTTATTCTTCATAGATGGGTCTGGGTTATTAGTAAAGGTAATAAACCTATGATTACTATTGATTTGATAAGAAGACTTACCTTTATCGTTAATAGTTAAAACCTCATCTGTAATAAGTGCCTTCTTCTTATCATTCTGATTAAAGAAGTTAGACCTATTTGCTTCATTAAATATTACAAGCACACTATCTTTTAAGAGCGTGTTAAACTGACCAAATATATCACGTTGTGGGTCTGTACTTTCAAACACCTTTTTAGAACCCATAATAGTTCGTAGAAATTCTAAGAACAGACCCTTACCAGCACCCTCTGAGGAAATAAAGATAAGTTCAATAGTCTTAATATGGGTATATTGTAGAAATTGTGCTAACCATCTAACTACAAACGCAGTTAAGGTCTCATCAAAATTACATAACAACCTAATATGATTAATAAAGAACTCTAATCCTAAATCATCTACATCTTCTTCTTTATTAATAGTAGCACTATTAATATTCCAATCAACCCATAAGTTATATGTATTACTAGGACACGTATGCTTATTACTATTAGGATACATACCAACATTATCATAGTATCGTAATGACTCATCTAACAACCACTTATTAATAAATAACTTTTGCTTATTGTTCTCATAGTAGAAAAGATTACCATATTTGATACAGAACTCAGCACGACTATATTGATTAGCATTACAATAAAATACACAATCAACTTTACAATTAGTTAGTTCAAACCTCTCTTTAACTTTATCATAATCATCTTTTAGTTTAATACTATAACTAGAAGGCATCTCAATAGAAGTAGTTAGTTCTTTACACTTTAACTTAATGGTCTTCATAATAGGGATTGAATTGCTGATTAGTTCTTCTAATTCTGTGAAGCACTCCTCAATAGGAACATTAGTAGGATGTAGAATAATACTATCAAACATTAATGCCCATGTTTCGCAACCTAGTCCCTCATAGTAAGTCCGCATAACTTGTAATATCTGATTTTCATAGACACATAATATATGATTGATAAAACTGCCATCAAAGTTCTCCTTATTAGCAATCTCTTTTAAATAGTCATAGTCACTAACAGATTGAAGTGCTGTTCTAATTTTTTTAACTTCGCTGATATAAGACTTCAACCATTTATTCTGTGTTGCTAAACGACTATTAGTATTAGTAGCAATTAACACCTTCTTCTTTGCTTCCTCTTTAGTTATATTATCTTCAATACATATAGCATCTAATATGTCCTGTCTATTGTTAATATAATCTGCTAAACAACTACAAGTAATTTTATGATATAGGCAAATGTTATGTAGCACCTGTGGATGCGACGAAACAACGTCGACCTCTACTGCGTCTTGTGGTGCTAGAAAGTTCCTAACATTTTTTAAGATTTGTTGAATACCATCCGTACTAAACATCCTGCCGTCATTACGATTTTTAGCATATTTATATTTAACATAAGGAGTATCTGATTTAAACTTTTGGTCTAAATATTTAATTAGTTTTAGATAGTATTGATGAGCATTACGAGGCATAGCATCCGTATCATTAAGAAATGCTGGTTCATCATAAGTATCTAATAAATATGATAGTTTAGTTTTATCAACATATTCCCTTATATTTAAGTCCGTCATTCTATATATATAGTATTATATTATAATCTTTATATTTTAATTTTATAGTATTATATAAATTAAATTGAGAGATTTATATATAAAACTACTTTTAGAAAAAGTATCACAAAAGAATATAAAGTTATATATAAATGGCAAACATAGTAGATGAGAAGAAGATTAAAGCAAAAGAATACAATCAAGCATATTATAAAGAAAATCGTGAGAGCATATTAGAAGACAAGAAAGCACAAAGACAGAATAAATACGGAGACGAAAGGAAGAAACAAATAGAAGAATGGATTATTGACTTTCATAACCGAGAGAATCCTTTTTATCCTTTTAATTTTAAATATAAACCCAAAGAGGAGTGGATTACTAAACTGCCTCCAAAACCATATTTTAGCGATTAATTATAACAAGGATTTTCAATACCATAATAGTCATACGCCCAATCCCTTTCGCTTAATGCTTCGTCTAATGTTTTAAATGTTTTAGTCCATCTTTGCTCTTTATTTAAACAAAGTCTAACACAATAATTACCAGACTGATTTATGTTTATATTTGGAAAACCACTACTATTGGGTCTATTACGATTTCTACTATTAATAGAACGATTAGACCATCTTAAATTTTCTAAACTATTATTAAGTTTATTCCTATCAATATGGTCTATTTCTAGATAATTATTAGGATTAGGAATAAATTGTAATGCTAATAACCTATGAAGCGACATTCGTTTTTTAAATTTGCCCTCATATAAATCAACTTTTAAATAACCAAAAATATCAGTAGAATATTTTAATACTTTTTTATGTTTATTACCATAAACCTCTCCATTTTTATTAATTCTATAATGCTCTTCATAACCTTTTAGTGGTTCAAAACTATCCATATCCTATTATATTATAATCATAGTTTTAAATCAATTTTATAAATTAAATATTTTTTTAAAGTTTTTAATCCCTCGTTCTACGGATTTAGCATTCCAAAGAATATGAAATGAAAGACTACCAGCATTAAGAGGCGTAGTCCAATCTTCCCTTGCTGTATGTCTTGCTATATACGCATTACGTGTCTGGTCGTCAGCACCTTCTGCGTATGTATGAGAACCATTTTGTCCGAAATGTATCTTCTTAATAACATCATCTACATTAAAGGTTGCTACTAACTTCTTGTCTTTTCGTCTGCTAGGTTTAACATCGACTAACTCTATATTAACCATTATATATTGGAAATATATTTTAAATTTT